GGATATATAAAAGGTTATAAGCTTGTACATCCTATAGGGACTTTTTTTCCTGCGATAATTAAAGGTGATGGAAAAGTTATTGTTGAAGTTATAAATAGCAATCACGATGAATTACAAAGCATTGATAGATATGAAGGTGTATATCACGGTTTGTATGAAAGAAAGATTAAAGAGATTGTATTAGACAAAAACAATAAAAAAGTAAAAGCTTATATATATATTGGTAAAGATATAGGCGAATATAACGAATTAAATACAGGAGACTGGAATATTGAAAAGAAAAAACTCAATCTCTAAGAATGATATTATTAGAGGACTAAAAAACGTTATAGGTGATATTAATGGCATTGTTCAGCGTATTGTTGTTTTAGAAACTATTTTAACTAGATACATTGAAATGAAGAAAGATGATAAAAAAATAGTAACATATATGGATAAAAAAAATAAAGAACAAGAAGAAAAGATAAAAGCAAGAAAAGAAAATGGAAAAACCAAAGATAGCAAATGATTCTAAAGATGAAGTTCTTTATTTAGCTTCACAAAACCTAGTTAATTTTGGTCAATTATTTTTGCCAGATGACTTTAGTAAATCAAAACCTGCACCTTTTCAATATGAAGTAGGTGAAGCATTACTAAACAAAGACATAAGAAAGCTTTGTGTTGTATTGCCAAGAGGACATACTAAGTCTACTTTAGCAAAGGCGGCATTATTATATAAACTATATTTTAATCCAAAGGATAAGATGGAGTTTATAGCTTGGGTATCAGAAGAACAAGGTCAAGCAATAGACCATTTAAAGTACATTAAACATCAAATAGAGTTTAATCCTTATCTTAATTATTACTTTGGTAGTATAGCAGGTAAAAAATGGACTGAAAAAGAAATAGAAACAGTTAAAGGTGATAGGATTATAGCTAAAGGAACTAATCAAAGACTTAGAGGAAGAGCGCAACTATCTAATAGATATACTAAAATTATACTAGATGACTTTGAATCAGAGTTAAATACTAAAACAAAAGACAGAAGAACAGAAATTAAAGAATGGCTTATGTCAACTGTTTATCCTTCTTTAGAAGAATCTAAGGGTAATGAAGGTAAAATATGGTTATTAGGAACTATTGTACATTTTGACTCTGCTTTACAAGGTATATATGAATCATACTTAGATGCAGTAAGAAATAAAACACCTTACACTTGGCATACTATCTTTCACAAAGCTATAGACGATAATGGACAGGCTTTATGGCCATCTTACTTTTCAATAGAAAAATTAAAACAAATACGTCAAGATTATGAAAATGTTGGGCAAGTTCATAAGTTTAGTCAAGAATATCTAAATGACGCAAGAGATGTAGCTAATGCACCTTTTAAAATAGATAAATTAAATTATTATGATGGAGATTATATATATAACAATAAATTTTCTTACTTACAGGTAGGAAATGATTTTATACCTATTTATGTTTATATAGGAGTAGACCTTGCCGCAACCGCTACAGACACATCAGATATGCAATCAATAGTTGTGCTAGGTGTAGATAAACATAAAAATAGATATATATTAGATACTTTTTATGATAAAATACCTATTTATGATATGCCTAAAAAAATAGTTCAAATGGCAAAAGAATATAACCCAAGAAGAGTTACTATAGAAACAGTAGCCGCACAAGAAATGGTAAGAGATATGGTAACTCGTTTATCATCTAAAGATAGAAAATTAATTCCAGGTATTTTTAAAGGTGCTAAACCACCACACGGTATAAAAAAAGAAGATAGGTTGTTAGCCGCATTAGGGCCAATTATTAACACAGGTAAGCTGTACGTAAGAAGAAATATGGCTGAATTAGTAGATGAGTTATTTGAGTTTCCAAAATCAAGACACGATGACTTTATGGACGCTTTATATTATGCTAATCACTATATAGGTCATAACTATCCTAAAAGTGGTATTGTTGACAAAGAACAATTTGAAAGCAAACAAAGAACTACCAAATTAGGTAGAGGATATTCTTGGATAACTGGTGCTAGAAAATAATTCTTGCATTTAAATATTATTTAACGTATATTTAGTGTAATTACATTGGCTAAATGTATTTTATAGGAGTGGTTAATGAGCTTACCTGTAGACGATAGAGCGAAGATGAACCAAGAAACTTATCGCAATTATAGAGATGCGAGAAGTAATTGGGATAATGAAGCAAGAATTGATATGGACTTTTACTTAGGTAATCATTTTACCTCTGAAGAGTCTGACGAACTTTCCTCAAGGAACCAAGCAGATATACCTATGGATAGAGTGTCTCCTGCTGTAGAAAAATTAAAATCTACTTTAACTGCTAAACCACCAATATTTACTGTTATACCAAGAGAAGATTCAGATTGGCAAGTTGCACACACTTGGCGACATATCTTGGGATATTGTTGGGACATATCAGATGGTGATACACAAATGAAACAAGCTATATCTGATTTTGCCATTACTGGAATTGGCTACCTATATACATACATTGATAGAGAAGCAGATTTTGGTAGAGGTGAAGTAAAGTTTACCTATGTTGACCCGTTTCGTGTCTATGCACCGCCCTCTGCGAGGGATAGGTGGCTCTCCGATGCTGAAAGCATTGTCCTTTCTACTATACTAACTGGTGAACAACTTATTCACCTCTACCCAGAATTAGATGATAAAATTGATAACGATGGAAATATAACTGATGGATTAATAAAAAAACTTTCTACGGTACTAGAAGAAGATTATCCAGAGTCAAGAAATATGACTACTATGAAAGTATTTACTCCTGCAGAAACAAAAGATTTATCCTATCACGAACAAAAATATCAAGTATTAGAAAGATTTTATAAAATAAAAGTTCCTTTCTATAGAGTTCTTGATGCAAGAAATGGTTCTGAAAATGTAATGGATGAGTCAATATTTAAAAAATTTTTAAAAGACAATCCAGGATTAGTTGAAAGAGGTTTTATACAATACGAACAAATATTTCAAAACAGAATAGCTGTATGTGCTTCTGTTGGAGAAATAGTGTTGTATGAAGATGTTTTAAACATAGACGTATATCCTATAGTTGCAATACCTAATATTTGGACAGGAACACCTTATCCTAAGTCTGATGTGTCAAGAGCTAGACCAATGCAAAAACTTTTAAATAAGTTATGGTCTTTAGCTTTATCACACGCACAAGCATCAGCAGGTTTAAAGCTTATTGTTCCAATGGGTTCTGTAGAAAATATGGAAGATTTAGAAAGAGATTGGGCTAATCCTAATGCTGTAATAGAAGTTGATTCATCTCAAGGTGAACCACATTTTCCTGCACCGCAACCATTAACAGGAGAGTTTTATAGATTAATACAGCAATGCGAACAATATATAGATTTTACTTTTGGTATTCCAGAAATGATGCACGGATTTGCAGAAAAAGCACCAGATAGTGTAAGAGGTACTGAGGCTATGATGGCTCTTGGTTCAGAAAGACCTAAGTCTAAATTGAGAGATGTAGAGTATAGTGTTAATAGACTTGGTAGAGTAATGTATGGATTAGCAAAAGGTCATTATACATATCAAAAAATGTTTTCCTTAGTTCAAGCAAACAATGCTTTAAGTGAATTAACAATAAATATGTATGATAATAAAAAAGGTGTTATAAACGATATAGCAAAAGATAGATTTAATATAGGCCAACACGATGTTAAAATGGAACCAGGAAGTTCATTGCCAGAAAGCAAATGGGCAACTTATGGTGTTTATTTGGAAGCTTTTCAACTTGGCCTAGTTGACAGAATAGAAGTATTAAAAAAGAATCCAGAAATTTTTGATAAAGAAAGTATTATGGAAAGATTAAATGAGACTGAACAGTTAAGAGGACAGATAAATCAACTTACACAACAAATACAGCAAGTAAGTCAAGAGCTTGATAAAGCACAAAAAGAAAATATCTCCTCTAGAGAACGTGTTCAACTCGAAAAGTTTAAGTCTAGGTTATCTGATATACAGCATAGAATTGATGCGGATAGACGTGTTAATCGTGCAAACTTACAGAATACCGTACTTAGAGAGTCTGATAGAGTACAACAAATCTCTAAAGACATAGCGACAGAGGGAGCCTAAAGGCGTTGACTGTCATACATAACTCCCTGTGGTGCAGTTCTTATAACAACGGATATCGAAAGGTAATGCCGTAAAAAGAAACATCAAATAGGAGAAAAAAAATGGCTGATACAAATCAAATAGACGAGTCTTCTGAACAAATTGACCAGAATGTACTTGGACAAGACGACAGAGTTCAACAAGAGGTAGTTGAAGAGGTTGGCAATAATGAAGATACAGATGTTAGAAAATTTCAATCTATGTACGATAAAGCTCAAGCAGAAAATCAAAAGCTTTCATCTAAAATGGAAAAATTAGAAAAATTCGAACCTGTAGCTAATCTTTTACAACAAAGACCAGACTTGGTTGCAATGTTACAAGATAATATTTCTGGAAAACAAACACAGGAGCCTTCGTTAAAAGAGGATGAATTTAACCCGTGGGACGCATTTTATAAGCCAGATTCACCGTCTTATAAGCTTGTCGAAAAAAGACAATCACAGGCTGTGAGCAAGGCTGTAAATCGCCAAATGGCACAATTGCAGGAACAAATGTTTGTAACAAATTTACAAAGCGATTTAAAAAGTCAATATAAAATGACTGATGAACAAGCTAATAAATTTGTTAAGTTTTATAATCAACCTAAAGACGATTTAGGATTAGACGTAATGGTTGATATTTTTTTAAAACAAGAAGGAAACCCTTCTGAAAGAACAGTTTCTTCAATGGAAGCCGTGAGGGCAAACAAAGAAGCTCCTCGTTCTGCTGGAGTAATCCAGGGACAAGCACCACAACAGAAATCTGAAGTAGATGGAATGTGGGACAGAGTCCAAAAAGCAGGAAGTAGGAGTAACGTTTTATAATGTTAAATAATGGAATAGGAGAAAAGGTAAAATGCCTACATATAATAGTGGTCAAGTAAAATTCAACACTCCTGGTTCTGACTTAACTCTAAGCACCCGTAGATTATTCGATTTTAGTGATAGAGTAGCTGAATTAGCACCAGATGAGAGTCCGTTTTTTGTATACTTGGCAAACGTAGCAAAAGTACCAACAACTGATACTCAATTCCGATTCTTAGAAGACAGAACAAAGATTAGCTTTACTGACAGGTCTTTCTTACTAAAAGGTGGTATTACATTAGTAGCCGCTGGAAGTACAGACTCTGTAGTATTTGACACACCTGGCGGTGATGGAGTCGATTGGTTAATACCAGGAATGGTAGTAGCTATCGGTGATGTTGACGGCAATAGTGTGCCAACAACAGCTAATGTTCGTATCGAGTCTGTTGATAATTCAAGTTCTGCCACACAGACAACTTGTGTAGTTACAGCTATATCAAACCCTGGTGGTAGCACTCTCGCACTCGCAGACAATTCTAAGGCTACAGTAATCGGAACTTCTTTCGCAGAAGGTAGTGGCGCTCCAGATGTATTTTCAGAAGAAATGGATAATGATTTTGGTTTTACTCAAATCTTTAAAACAGCTTGTGAATTAACAAATACAGCTAGAGCTACTCAATACAGAGGGTATGCAGATGAATGGGACAGAATTTGGAATCTAAAACTAAGAGAGCATAAGGTTGATATTGAAAGAGCTATGCTTTTTGGTCAAAGAGGAACAGCAAATGGAATTAACTATACTGAAGGTATTGTTGGTTCTACAATCAAAAATGGTTTAGGTAACGTTGTTAATGATGGTTCAAAACTATCATATAACTCTGGTACACCTTACTACAAGTCTAACACAGCCGCAGAGTTTACATACGATGATATGCTTGAAGACTTTGAAGTTATTTTTGACCCAGCAAGAGGTGGTGGTAGAGCTAAATTAGCTTTAGCATCAAGACCAGTAATATCTCACTTTAATAAATTAGGTGGGTTTATTGATGGTTCTTTAAACACTACAACTGATTTATCTAGATATATGTTTCAAGCTAGTCAAGGGCCATTTGGTCATTTGGTTAATAAGATTCAAACCGTTCACGGTGATGTTTCTTTAGTAGCTGAATCTTTATTTAGAGGATTTGCCGCAGGTTTTATGATGATGGTTGATTTAGACCACGTTTCATATAGACCACTTGTTGGTAATGGAATAAATCGTGATACTCATATTATAACTAACGTTCAAAGTGCTGACGAAGATTTAAGAAAAGACATAATTCTAACAGAAGCAGGTCTTGAGGTATCTCTTCCAGAAACTCACGCTTTGATTAACTTGGAAGGTGTATAATGAGAAGTGACGTACTAAACGAAAATAGCAGTAGTTATGGTAAACAATATCAATTAGAAAATGTAGAGCTAGTATCAGCGGCTAAAACATTAAGTCTTTCCGATAGTGGTAAGACTTTTATGGTTGAGTCTTCTGGTGGAGCTTTTACAATTACATTGCCACCTACAACACAAAACCAGCCAGGCTGGAATGCAAAGTTTGTCGTGCAGGAGAAAACTCCAACAGGCGACATTACTATTGCGGCAGGTAGTGCAATAATTAATATTGTTAATAAAGATGCAGGTGGAGACGCCGCTAATTCAACAGCAGGTACAGAAGTTTCTAATATTATTCTTGACACAACAGCTCAAAGAGGTGATGTTGTTGAGTTAATGTATGACTTAAATGAACAATATGTTGGAACTGCTTTTAGTGGTATTAACAACGGTATCCAAACTTCATAATCCGAATCAATAAGGATTAGCAGTCATTGACTGTGAGATAAAACAATAAAAGTTTTAACTCGAATTAGGTGGTCAAAGCGTCGAACCTTTTTCCACCTCTATGATAATATCGAAGATATGTAATAAACACGGTTACCACAAAGGTTCCATTTGTCCAGAGTGTGGTAAAGACTTTACAGAAAATAAAAAATGGACAACAAATCTGTATATGCGTACAGAAAGAGGTAAAAGAACGGATATAGAATTTGCACAAGTTCCTATATCTGAAGATGTTAAAAACTTTAAGAGGAGATATTAGATATGCCAGGACATTATGGAAAAGGTATGAAAAAGAAAAAAGCTAAAAAGAAAACTATGCCAAAGAAGAAAAAAGGTATGAACAAAAATAAAAATTCTAGAGGTAGAATGTATTAATGGCTAACGAACTTAGAATAGAAGCTCATTTAGAATACAGCAAAGCAGGTGTAAAAGAATCTAAACACGATTCTAAATACATTGATGTTAGTGGTGAGTCTTATAGCAAATCAATAGTTGTAGTAGGTAATAGTGCAAATGAAGCAATAAGTGTAGCATCAGATATTGGTACATATGGTTATGTATTTATTAAAAACTTAGATGATACTAATTATGTGCAGATTAGTGATGCAGATGATTCAGCTTATTTTTTAAAATTAAAAGCTGGAGAGTTTTCTTTATTTAGAGCCGCTCAATCAACTTATTTTGCTTTAGCAAATACTGCAGATGTTAATGTAGAAATAGTAGTTATAGAGGATTAATATGAAAAAAATAGTAAAAGCACCTAAAGGTTATCATTGGATGAAGTCTGGCAAAACTGGATATAAGCTTATGAAGAACCCTGCAGGTGGATATAAACCTCATAAAGGTGCTAGTATGACAGCTAAGTTTGATGTTCAAATGGTGCATAAGAAGAAGTAATGGCAACATTTCAAGTACAAATAGAAGATATGATAGGTGTAGTTGAAACAACTGCAGGTAGTGGTTCAAGCGATACAACTGCTTTATCTTCTTTTTTAACAGATGGTGCCAAAGAGGTAATTAATATGATGCCATCTAGTATGTTAATTACTTGTGCAACAGAACAAACATTTACACCAAAAGCTGTTGGTTCAGAAGATGAAACATTAAATACAACTAAAATTTTTAATGTTAGAAGAAATGATGGAACTATTGACCAGCCTTGTAGGCTAATAATGTCTTCTATGAAAGGCAGAGCATCTGACCCATTAGAAATGGATTTTGCTAGTGAAACAGACCCTGTATATTATCTTGAAAACAATAAGATAAATATATTGCCATCAGCTAGTACTGCTGTTGGAAAATATTCAGAAGTTCAATTTCCTAGTGTTGCACACGGTGATTCTTCTATAAGTACTTTTCCAGATGAAGCTGAATACGTAGTTGTATTATATGCTGTTATGAAAGGTGCAGAAAGAATAGTTGCTAATTATTTAGACGATGAAGATATTGAATTAGCAGGAGCAAGAGCGCAACAATATAATTGGGCAGTTGGTCAATATAATAAAGCAATACAAGGATTAATGCGATGACATTTAAAGAAATATTATCTAGAGTAAGAAAAGTTCATCCTAATGCAGGAGAAACATATGTTAAGGCATTAGTCAATGATGCCATTAGAGACTTAAGAAAATATAAAGTTACTAGAAGATTTGCAAAATTAGATGTTGTAGAAAATCAAAGATTCTATAATATTGGAGATAGAAATTCTAATTTAAGAGTTGACAAAATTCACGGTGTTTATTACAAAGATAATGAAAATGAATATAGAAAAATACCTAGGTTACTAGATTATCAAGATTTAACAAATATGGATGAAGCATAATGGCATATAGATTTCCAGAAAGATATTTAGCATATTACCTTGCAACAGATAGATTAGGTCTTGTTACATCAAGAAATACTAATTCTAAAAATAATTATGAATCAATAGATGAATCAATAGACGATGGTTTGTTAGTTGAATATACTGCTCAACCCAATGAAATAGAAAAGCTATCTGATGTTCCAGATGTCGATGATACAATACACCCAGGACTTATATATTATGTAAACTATAAGTTGTTTGAAGACCAACAAGACCAAGAGTCTTTAATTAATGCGGCTAAATATCAAAGATTATATAAACAACATATGAAAGAAAATGCAGGTAGAGACAAAGTAGGTGGAGCAAGACAGATTGTACCATTTGGATTTACTTGGCGTGATGGTACAGGTTTAAGAAGAACTGAACACAATAATTAATTGGAGATTAAATAAATGACTTATAGCATTAATAAATATACAGGGCAAGAAGCAACCAATTTGCAAAATGCTCAGAACGGTTTTGATGTTGTTGCAGAACACAATACTAACACACAAACACCAGACGGTTCTGATGGTTGGATTGCTTTACAATGTTTAGCCGCAGTTACTCCAGGTACTACAGCATATGCTTCACAGTTTGTGCAAATAGTATCTGCAGAGTCTAATGTCGGTGATGACTTGGGAACTGTATTTTTACAGCCTGGAGATATAGTTTATGGCAACTTTAAAAACGTTGTAAACCATACTAACTCTAACGCAACACTACTTGGCATAAGAGGGTAAAAATTGATTAGACCTAAAGTTAGTCAGCTAACTGGCAGAAGTGTAGGTCGAAGCTATCAAAGACTTCTTACTTTAAATCATAAAAGTGGTGGTAATGGAACTAATTTAGTAGAAGTAAAAGATGGTGATGGAAATACTACGTTTCCAATTAAAGTTGCATCTAATCAAATTCAAATAACTGATGGTTCAAATGACTTTGATGTAGCTTCTCACGATACTTCTAATGGTTTAAAGCTTGGAGGTACATTAGTTACTTCAACAGCCGCAGAACTTAATTATAATGACACAGGTGCCGCAGTTGGTACAGTTGTTGCTAGTAAAACAGTAACAGCAGATGCAAACAAAGATGTATCATCTTTTAGAAATATAACACTAACAGGAGAACTTGATGCAAATTCATTAGATATAGAAGGTGATGCTGATATTAATGGAACTCTTGAAGCTGATGCTATAACCGTAAATGGTTCAACATTAAATGATGTTATTGATGCTAGATTAGGTAGTAATATTGTAGCTACAGGAGCATTAGATTCTGGTAGTATTACAAGTGGTTTTGGAAACATTGACATTGGTTCTTCAAATCTTACTGCAACAGGTACAATTAGTTTAGGCGCTACTTCATTTAATGATAATGGAATTACCAATGTTGGAAATATTGCTTTAGATACAATTAGTTCTGACGCAGGAACTTCTATTGGTGTAACTCTTGGTACAGATGCAGGAGATGATTTTAATGTTGGTTCTGGTAAATTAGTTGTAGAAGGTGATACAAGTCAAACTGGTATTAACACAGCAACACCAACTGAAAAATTAACAGTTAATGGTGGTATTATAGCTACTAATTCTGCTAATAGAAGTGCAGGTGAAGGCATAGTTATGGACTATGTAACAGGTAGTGATTTAGGAAGAATTACTGTTGGAGACTGGGGAACAGCATATGAAGGGTTACAAGTTGAAGCAGAAACATATACTTTAGACGTAGGTGCTTCTGGAAATATTCTTGCACATCACGTTAATAATGTTGGTGATAGTATATTTATGACATCAACTGGAGTTGGTAGAATAGGTGCAAATACTATTTCAGTTGCAGATGATACAACAGTTTCTATTGCAGGAGCAGGAGAAGCTTCAATTGCTCATATTTATGTTTACGAAAGAGCTAGTGGTTCTGGTGGAATTTTTACAGTAGGATATAGTCCTGCTTCAGCAGTAGTTGTTTCACGTGGTTATAATTTTAGTGCAACCGATACTGATGGTGCTATATGTGTTATATCAACTATAAACTCTCACACAATAACATTTAAAAATAGAATAGGTAGCACAGCAACATTTAAAATTATGATAGTGGGTGCAGGACAAGCACCAGTTTTATAAGGGAATAAAAAATGAGTTTAACATATGTAATTAAAAGTTATGAAACAGATACTGAAGACTCATCTAAAACAAGAGTAGGTTTTTATGTTACAGATGCTCAAGGAAATAAACTTGCTATTGATAAACTTGTAACAACAGGTAGCAAGTCAAAGCAAACAATTGTTACAGAGGCATCAAATGCGGCACAAGATGAAATAAATGATTGGGCATCACAGTTTGAAGTAGTTGGTAAAACTTGGAACCCAGATACAAATAGTATAGAAAATTAAGAGGAGATTATGGCAACATTAAGTGGAACAGCGATATCAGATACATATCCGTTGTTATTAAAAATAGAAAGTGGTGGACTAGATGGAACATTAAGAGTAGTTGAAGATGGTGATGCTACTGCTAGTGCTTTATTCTTAGCTACTGATAGTGCATTGATTAGTGGTAATGGAACAAAGTTATATTTTTATGATGCAGATGGTGGAGAGCATATTTCTGCTGATAGCTCTGCAAACTTAACTATAGCCGCAGGAGTTGACATAAACTTAACTGCTGGAACAGATATAAACTTAACTGCAGGTACAGATGTTAATATACCTGCTAATGTAGGTTTAACATTTGGAC